AATCAAACAACAGGCCGCGTGTGGCGGTCTTTCTGGGGCGTACAGTATGCGATTGTCTGTGCGATTAGACAATTTCCCGTTATCCCAAACCGCTCTTTTTGTCGGGCTATATTCCATTTAGTAACTAATCATTCTTTTAAAGTAATTATATCAATATGATTTATATCTATAAAAATTTTATGATGCCCACTTTTTGACTACAGCTATATGCAGCAAGTACAGATTCAAACGAAAATTATGTCGATTTAAAAAGATTAAATTTCAGGTTGTCCACAACACGATCACACGTCGACAAAGACCCCTGTTTTGTGAACTTTTCTTTGGGCAATAAAAAACCAGCCCGGAGGCTGGTTTCGGTGTTTCCCTGGTGTTAGTCGTGGCGTTCACGCACTGCCTTCACTAACTCAAAATAGCAATCGTCGCATAGTTCATTATCGGTATAGAACAGACGGTCAATGTAACTTCGTTTGATGCCGCATTCCTGGCAAAGCTTTAAAGCTAATATTTTCATCCTGATACCATCATTCCCTGTTACTGCGATAACCCTACTCAGCGAATGGACATGCGTCCAATTGCTTTAATAGATCAATTACACCTTATCGATCGGTGTCACCGATCAAATTGATAGGACGGAATCATCACGAAATTCATTTCGCTGACGACGGCCAGGCGAGTATTCAGCACGCGAGCGCGGGGATCCGAACCGGATCCAATGCGCAAAATTTTGCAAAAGTTATGCTTGCTAAAAATCTGGCTGCAATCCGCGCCACGTCTGGGTTTGCCTTTGATCTCACCCTCTATTCATGCCAGCGTTTTTATCCGGCACGATCCAGACGGAAAGTAAAGAGATCCAAATAAAAACAATCAGTTAAACAAACAGTTAGTCACTGACACCTCGGGGGTTTTTGCAAAACTTCGCAAAATCTTGCGCATTGTGCAAACACAGCCAATGCGCAGAACCCCAGGCGCCGCGCGGGCTGGCGGGGTGGTTTGCACAAAATTTCTTTTGCAAAATTTTTATGATCCAAATCGTGCAGGCGGGTGCGGTGTAGCGCCGTTTCCGTCTGACATGCGCTTCCGTGTACGTGATTCTATTGCGGCTGCGGGGCGTAGTGAGACGAACGCAAAGAAGGCCGAACGTTGTCGGCCTTGGGTTATTGCGCTTAATGGTGGGCGTTACAGATCGTTTTACGCGTGGAGGGAAAAATCAGGCGATTAATGGGCCGTATTTGGTGTGCAATTTGTCGGTTTTCCCGGCGATGGTGGTGAACTGTGCCGCCTGTTGGCTGGCCCCGGTGTCCGGGTGTGTATGGGTCGCGACCAGTTTCGCCAGTTCGTTGACGACGTCCAGCGTGTCGGTCAGTAACGTGAGCACATTGATTGCGTCCGTACCCAGTTTAACGGATGGTGCAATCAGCTGTTGCGCTGCGGCGACGCTGCGGCGTATGCCGGTGATTTTCTCCGTTAGCGTGCCACCCACCGATAACGTCAGGTTACCGCCAACGTCGCGTTTCGCATTTTTGCCAATGCTGACCGATTCGTCTTTCTCGCAGGACATCGTCAGGTTGGCCGATGTTCCGATGCTGTAATCACCCTCGCACACGTTCACGACCGCACCGGCCAGTAACGTGGCAGTGCCCAGAACAGTGGTTTTATCCGTTGCCTGGATAGCGGTTTCGCGGGCTACCAGCGCGCGGGTTTCATCATCGGCGCTTATCTCCCTGGTCATGGAGCGTTCGCGGATTGTCTGGTCGGTCTGGCGTTCCCAGTCCCCTGCAATGGTGACGCGTTGTGATACGCCGTCACGTTGCTGTTGCAACTGTTCGCCCGGTTTGACCGCTGGCAGGTTTTGGCCCTGGGGCATACTTTGACGCACAAACGGTTTGTCCGGGCGGCCACCGGTGAAGCCGACCTCCACCAGCGTGCCAGCGGGTGGAAACTGGAACATCCCGGATTCACTCCCGGCCATCGGCACCGGCAGCGGCACGGCAGGATAAACCGGCGTATCCGCTGCGGGATTGCCGTCAGCATCAAGTAGCTGCAAATCGACGGCGTAACGCGGGCGGAATGGGTCTGCAATGTTTCCGCTGCTGACGTCTTCGCTCGGTGCTTCAACGCGGGCGAACTGGGGCAGGTGTAAACCGGATGCCAGCTCCGGGAAGGCATTTTCTACCTGGCGTTGTATGGGGGATTTTTGCAAGGGTTGGCCGGTGGTTTTGTTGCGCGGCTGCCAGGTGATCGCCATGTCGTCATTTTCCAGCCGTACCAGGTTAAGCCGCTGGCCGTTAACCTCGGCGCCTGGCCGTAAGCTCTGGATCATCGGCACGGTCATGGAATTACCGCCCGCCGTGGCCTGGCTAAATTCTCCGGGGATTTCTACAGGTTTACCCGCAAACATGCTGTGCTGGGCCGCACCGACAAAGACGGCGCCGTCCGGCAACTGATACCACAGATAATCGGTGATGGAGAACGCGCGTCCCAGGTTGGCAAAAAGCTGGTATCCGGTACCGCTATGCGTGAAATGGGGGATTGGCTTATCGGCATAATTGGCCCCGATTGGCGGCGCGACGGTTAGCCCGCTTTGTTCGCTTATCCAGTCAGTAATCTGGCGGAGCGTTGGATGCTGAAACGAGCACGGCCACAGTTTATCGAATATGCCGATAAGCTCCCGGACAAAAAGGCGCTGTGTGCCGTTCTCTGCGGGCTGCGACCGTTCGACATAACCGGTGAACCAGCGCAGGACTAATCCGTCGTAACCGATATCAAGGCGAACCATTTTACCGGTGTAGTCGATTTGGGTTTCGGCGGTGATAAATCCCCGACCACACGCATTTAGCTCTAACACCAAGTTGGTATCGACCAGCGGCACGGGATCGCTGGACAGGTATAAACGTTTTATCGGCTTCATAACTCAGTTATCCCAATGCGTCATTCACGGGTTTCAATACTTTTTGTTCGAACCAGCTCATTTTGTCCGGGGTTTCGTCTGCGGATGCCGCACCGCCACCGCCACCGGTTTGCTTCGTGCTGGCCGTTTTATTGGCCTGCCGCGCCTGGTGTTTTTCCGGGACACTGCCTTTTTCGCGCAGCGTGAAACTGACTTGCCAGGCGAGGCGGTCTTCCTGGGGGACGGCATCAATCTGGCCGGTGAACGTACCTTCGCGAAAGTTTATGGCCGTCGCAGTCTCATGCGCGACGCGGTATGTTTTCAGTGCGCCGCTGGATTCTGTCGCCGATGCAATTTGAAACAGGCGCTGTAATACCGCCTGGTCGTCAAACGTAATCAACCCGGACACGCGCAGTTCTTTGGCTTTTATCCCTTGTTCAGCGTTGGCCGTGCTGGACGTCTGCCCCGACTGGTCTTTCTCCTGGAATTGCATAGACGGCGAAACGAGCATGTTTTGCATCGTAATGCCCTCGCCATCAAGGGCGAGTAGCGCGGTCTGGCTCATGCAGCATCTTCTCCAAATCGGTCAGGGAATCCCCGGTAAACATCATTGCGGCGGTATGCACGGCGGTGGCTTGCGGGATGTTTTTCAATAATTCAACCGCGCCGGTGTTGTGATCGCCCGAATGCGTGAAAGCCCACACGGGGGCGCTGGCCCCTTTCAGGTCGTCAAGTCCCTGGCTTATGGAAGACAGCAAACCGGTGCGGGCCTGGACAAACGCGGCCAGCTGTTTTTGTAACCCTGCGGTGCTGGTACTGACGGCGGCCTCCAGCTGCGCGGCGGCAACCCGCTGGGCGTTCACGGCGGCGCGGTTTGTCGATACGGACAGCGGCGCGGCAGCGGGCAGGGCGTTGGCAACTTTGGCAGGCAGCTGCATTTTAACCGTGCTTAACTCGGCGGCGGCCTTTGCCATCCGGCTGACTTGCGTAAACACCGGGGCCGGGAAGACGGTTGAAAGGCTGCTCAATCCCTGGATAAACGCATCATGCGTGTTTTCGGCAATCATCAGGATAATCACATCGCCGGTGGCCCCGCTGGACACCAGTTTTTTAGCCAGGTAGGCCAGCGCATTAGCCGGGCTAAGGTATCCGCCAGAATCTGCCGATTGTCCCAGGCCATAAACCCACGGATGTGCGGGTGTGACTGCGCAGGACAGCGGGGCCATATTGTCAGCGATGCGGATGATCGACTCTTGCCACATTATTGCGGGGCCTCCGGCCAGGTGATATCCGGCGCGGCGGACAAGTCCAGCCGGTTCAGCGCGACGCGGTATTTTTTCCAGGCTGTCAGGTTTGCCCGCTCCTTGTCGGTTGCCTCGTCGATATCAACGGCATCCTGCAAAGGGGCGATTTGGAGGGCCGCTTCGGCCTGTAATTCCTCACGGGTTGCGGTCGCCTGTTTTATCAGTTCCGTGGCGGTATAAACGCGCTCGGTGATTTTCTTGCCGTCAAATACCCAGCGTTCGCGCAGTATTTCGCTATCAAATCCTGCGGGAATAACATCAACTTCCGCCACGCTTTGACCATTGGCCCACAGGGTTGATGCGTCATAGCTCGCCATGCGAATAATGCCGCTGTCATCAAAAATGATTTTTAGCGTATCGGCTGAAAATTTCTTAACCAACTGATACCAGTCGTTACCCTGCGGGTCGCCGATAAACTTAACGCCGCGCGTTGTGGCTAACGCTGTTTCATCTTGCGTCAGGTTTTCGCGTGGTGAAAAAGGGCCGTAAATTTTAGCTTTCATGTGTAGTTCACCGTATACCAAGTGTTATTAATTAATTTTTGTAGCTGGCGGACGCGTATCCAATAATTTGAACTTCCTGAATCTTTGAAGGAGGTCATTACCCCGCCGTCAACATGCTCATTGTTCGAGCGCTCCTGGAATTCAGCCGACGTCCCGAAACGCATATCCTGAACTATGTTAGGCTGGGGATTGTTAGGGCTATAAACGCGCTGACCTTTCTCAAATACCCCACCGGAGTCAGTGTTAATATTCCCCTGGGCTGAAATATCCCCAGTCCCTGTAAAGTTGACATATCCGCTTTGTACTGTGTTATTTGAGTTAACCGTTCGAAAACGAAATCCGCCCACGCCCCCGCCACGGTTATTCACAAAATCAGATTCACCTTGCCCGCCCGTTTCATTCCAGCCGATGAAAGTTCCCTGAACTTCTTTTCCTGGGTTAGGGGGCTGGGTAGCGCTCAGATACGTTGCATTTACATAGCCGCCGACGTTTCCCCCAGACTGGGGATAAGCTCCCACCTGGCCGGGACTAGGTGGGTTTTTGGTTGTGAAAAAGGCGCCCTGGTCAGTGTTATCAACGGTCGCGTATATTTTGCCGTCGATTGCCCAATCCATATAAATGCGATGCGCAGCGTCGTGATGTAGCCCCCCATTGGACTGGACGGCGGCATAGTTGCCGACTTTGTCTAGCTCAAGGTTTTTGCGGGCATCCGCTGCGTTTTTTGCGCCGGTGCCGCCACTGGCAACCGGTAGCGCGGTTTCAAGCGTTACGGCACCTTTGACGGACACCGAATAATTGATTGTCAGCGGTGAATCAACGACGACCGATGAGGTGAAATAATTCGTTTCCGGCTTGTTGTACCCCAGATACAACGTCCCGCCCGTCGTAGAACCCGCATCTTTCAGGCTGGCCGCTAACGTGACGTTACCGTTGTTATGGTCGCGCAAAATAATGGCGTCATTTTTGCCACGGATGACAGAATCAGCCCTGGCCGGATAAAGGTTTATCCCCATGAGTGGCTGGAAATATCCGTTAGCAACTTGCACCGTATCGCTCTGGCCGTCGCAGACAATGCGCGCTTTGATGGTGCCGGTTTCGTCCCTGGCATCCATCCGCATAATGCCTTCACCGGTCGGATAAATTGCCGCTGAAAGACCGCCCAGCGCCCGCCCGGTATGCGGGTCGGTGTCCGCCAGGGTGTTGGATACCCGAAAATACATATTGCCCATTGAGGTAATGGCCGCAGGCAAATTGTCCGCCGCTACCAGTCCGGCCCGGCTGGTAAAGGACATGTAGGCTTCGTAATCATTGGCCCGCAGGACGCCAATGCGATAATTGGCCTGGATAGAACTTGCTACCTCAAGGTTGATCGCCATTTTCACACTGGACGCAATACTGGTCAGCTTGCTCATGCTGGTGATGTCGGCATTTGCGCCGGATTGGGCGACGCCCAGGCGGGTCAGGTCGGCCAACGTCATGGAGGCGGTATCCATCACCTTTCGCCAGCCGTTCACATCACTGGATAAGTTGGTGAGATTCCAGGTAATTACGCCCGATGAAATCCCCCCGGTTCGCACATAAATTGTGCCGCCCGTCATGTACAGGTACTGAATTAAGGCACAACCGGCATCGTAAGCGCGGCGGATATTGCGCAAAACGCCGGTCGGACTGGTGTTTCCCGCAGGCCCGTCGGTATAGCCGCTTGTGACCGTCCATGTCGATTCAAAACCAATAATTGAAGGGTCAGCCAGTAAGGTAATGGTTGAAGGCAATAACGGTGCTTTACCGCCCAGGCCAAACTCCCCGGCCACCATCGCCCCCACGTCTGCCGCCGTCAGAGAGATATCCGCACTCAGGGCCTTTTTATTGACCGTGCGGGTTTTGGGGACGCCGCCCAGGGTCGCGAGCGCGGTCGCAGGGTTGGCAATATCGGTAAGGTTTTTATCTTTTCGAACAAAGCTGTCATTGCCGGTCTGGTCACTCAGTGAACCTTTTGGGCGCAGGTCGGTAATGACGCCGTTCGCGTCGATACTCGCCAGGGCAAACACGTAATGCGTGACGCCGTTGATGGTGTAATTCGCCAGGGAGGCCGCAACGGTGAATTTAATCTCCGTTTTATAAGCACTGGTCAGCGTGCCCTGATAACACACATCAACCCAGACTTTCGTCGGTTTAGCCGATACGGTGATATTTCGGTTTGCGGCCAGCGCGGCGCGAAGTCCGCCCACGTAACCCAGACCGGCAGTCACAAAAAATTGTGTGCCTGTTTTTGCCACCAAAAAGCCATTATCGAAAAAGGCTCCGGCGCCGTAGATGTCCAGGGCGGACAGGCGGACGGCTTCATCCATACCGGCCAGGCGGGCGGTAAAATCAATCTGCCAGGTTTCGGCAGGCGTGGTGATATTGGTCGATGCCTGGGCGCCGCTGTATTCCATCAGCATTGAGCGCACCAACACGTTGCCCTGTTGGCCGCTGGCGTTTTTGACTTTTCGCTGGGTCGGCGCGTGAATAATCATGCCCAGCGTGCCGGTTGCCTTGTTTGCCAGTCCGATCCAGTTGAAGTCGAAATCCCCAACGTCGGCGCCCAACGTGACGGAATACACCACGGAATTGGCATTCACTACGCCGGTTTTGCCCACGGCCTGGCGATAAACAATCTTGTCGGTCGGGATGGTTTCGGTATTGGCGACCGGGACGGTATCGTCCTGGCCGGGGACGAAAGCAAAAATAAACTCATCCAGCGTTACGAGCTGGTTATCTGCGGCTTGCCGCGCTTTCCACTCGACAAAAGCTTTGGTGATAACGGTCTGTGACATGGCCTTCTCCTACACACTTGCGCTAAACGTTGCGCTGTATTCTGTGGCTACATCGCCCAATGTGGCGGGGTAGCAAATATATTCACCCTGATACCAGCCGATGTTGATATGCACCGGCAGGGTGGTAATGACTTCAAACTGATAGCGGCGGCAGGTGCGGCCATACTTGCGAATGATTTCTAAAAGTAAGTCGCTGTTGTTGGCGACCTGGCTGTCGGTCACCCGCACGACAATGACGTCCCAGTCGAGGCCGTCTTGACGTTCCAGCAGTTCGACATAGCCGATCCCCAGGCGGCTGAAAATCGCAACAAACCCGGCGATTTCGCCCGCGTCCTGGGCGTTGATAAACGCGTAATTCACCCGCTTGCGGTACAGTTCCAGGGGTTCACCGTCAAATCGCACGATATCGCGCTCATACGCAATCAGGTTTAACAACGGCTCGGCGCAGGTCAGCGGATCAAACTGGCGAAGCGGCCAGGTTAGCCAGTCATAAACCTCTGACCAGAACGTGATACAGGCCCGCAATAATTTGGCCGGCTCGCCTGCGTCCATCCACGACGGCAGTTTCAGGCTTTTCAGCAACGTGGAGAAATCAGTCATTGCTAATCTCCACGGTCAGCGATGCCAGGCGCGGGACGGTTAATTCGCTGATAATGTCGGTCAGTGAAAAGCTCAGCGAATCAATGACCGGAAATGTTTTGTGCAGCTCGCGGCCCAGGTTAGAAAAAGAGAACCGCGCATAAGGCCAGGTCTTTTTGACGTCATAGTTGGCGTTCTCACGAAACGCGCAGCGGATCAGATTGCTGACCCCGGATTGCAGTTCGGCGAGTTCCTCTGCCGTCATGTTCTCTTTGCTCAGTACATAGACCGTGACCGCTAAAGTGTGGGTCGTCTCAGGCATAGCGAAACACTGCAAATCATCACCGTGGCCGTGGTGGCCCTGGCTGTTGATGTAGTCATTGACCGCATCAACAAACGGTTGTGATGTCTCGCCGCTGTCGAGCAGCAAATAGGCGTTTGCTGTGCCTGGGCCACGCGGGGCATCGTGCAAAAAGAAGATGCGGTCAACGCTCAGACCCACGACGCTGGCTATCATGCTGCGGTAAATGGCATCGGTGTGGTAATTGCCCACTAAATTGAACTGGTTGCGGGTACGGTCGCGCAGCTCGTCGTCGGATTCTTCATCGGCGCCCGGCGTGGTCAGCCAATCGTCTTCATTCACCACGCTGGCGATACCGGCCACCGCCACCGGCAAAATGCGGTAATAACCGGGGGCGAGGTTATACCCGCTGCCGGTACCGGTCGCGGTGACGGTAATCAGCCCGCTTTCGACGCCTTCGGGCAAAGTGGTGTCCTGGTCAACGGCCAGCGCATACACCACGCCGTTGATGCGTTCGGTTTGAATAAGCGTTCCGGCGTTGATGGTCACCGCGTTGGCCGGTGTGGTTTTGTAAAAACGCAGTACGCCCGCCGCCGCGCTGGCCGGTTTGGCTTCGATGTTCACCGCCAAGGCTAACAGGCGCAGCATGGACCCGGTCGCGGTCGCGACAAACATGTTGGTTAATACGACATTGACCAGGGCGTCTTTCAGCCACAGCACCGGGGTGCTGACAATTTTGTTAATCAGCCGCCAGAACGGGGACATTGACGACGTGTTGGTGACGTAATTTTCGCCTTTGACGACGGCTTTAAACGCCGCGTTGACTTCGGCTTCCGTGGTCGGCATCCCGCTATCACGCAATACCGCCTCAAAATCTACCGTGGGTTTCTCAGCCATAGTTGACCCCCTGGCCGACCTGGCCGAAATCGTAGGTTTCTGCGGTGACGTAAAGGCGAGAGAGACTTTCTTCCGTTATCGCAATCGTGCCCGGAATCAGCCGGGTGTCGCTTTCCACCAGCAATATCAGCTGGGTGATCACGTCGCCGCGCAGGGTCGGGCTGCGTTCGCCAATCAGCTGCGCGGTGATACCGCTTTCTAAAATACTGTGAATGATGTCCTGGCCGATGCTGACCCGGTTGTTGCATAACTGCGGCTCGCTGCCGCTGTCGAGGGTGAAATCCCCGTCAGTTATCAGCAAATCAATATAAATCGGTGTGTCGCTCATCCGGCTTGCATCTCCATAAACTCAGCCAGTTGACCTGGCGATATTCCGTTCTGGGCATTGATAATGGTATCCCCCCACGTTTTGCGGTTATCAACCGTTGTCTTACTGTCATTTTTAACCTGGCTGATTAAGCCTTCACGCGGTACGACCGGGCTGACCTTATTCCCTGATAACAAACTCTCACTCCCGGCAAGGCGCGGCGGCCTGGCTTTGTCGGCTGCGGTCACGGCCAGTGTCGGCGCTTGTACATTTTGCGGGCTTTGTGCGGGCATTCCTGAAAGCGTCCGGGCGGCCGGGATTTTGACCTCGGCCCCTGTCGTCACGGGCTTGGGCACGTTGACACCGGGTGAGGGGATTTTCACCGGTTCCGGTGCGGGGATGGCCCCGGACGACGGCATCGCGACCGGTTGGGGTGGTACGGGTATGCCAGTGGAGGGAACCGGCACGGGTTGCGGCGCCGGTGTTGCACTGACTGACGGGGTATCAACGGTTTTCAGGTCAATATCGACGCCGGGAATTTTGTTTAGCTTCTCGACTATCCAGTTATAGGTCGACGCAAAGGTATTTTTCAGCACATCAAACAGCTTGTTGAACACGCCGCCGATAGCTGCGGAAAACCCTTCGAACGCGGCCACCGGTGACAAACCGGAAAAGAACTGCACCACGGCATCCCAGCCCGCCGAAATGGACGCCCACACGTCGGAAAAAACCTTGCCTACCTGGTCGGCCATATCCATGACCCAGGCGAACGCGGCAGTTTCCATGATGGCGGTTTTGAGTTCATCCCAGTGGGTGACCACGTACCAAATACCCACGGCCAGCAAAGCCAGTGCGGCAATAATTAGGGTGATCGGGCTGGTCAAAATCTGCATAGCGGCACCGGCGAACATCGTCGCGACGCCGTAAATGCGCATGGCAATAGCGCCCGCCTTCAGGACGCCATTCCAGGCAAACAGGGCCACGCGACAGACGCCCGTCCAGACCGCCAGTAATTTGGACTGGATCCAAAGACCGGCCAGGCCGATGCGGGTCATGAGCAAGGAGGGGCGCAAGATGTTCAGCGTCCAGATAAGGGCCTTCCATGCGCCGACCAGCACTTTGGCGATGCCGGACAGCCCCATCATGGTGAAACCAAACACGCCCATCACGATATTGGCCCCGGCGCCTACCAGACCAAAGGACAGCACGGCAAGCGTGATGTAACCCAGCCAGCGGGCGATGTTGGGGAACATGTCCAGCCAGCGGGCGAACTTGGCCCCGACGTCGGCCACGCGGTTAATCAGCGGGGTGAGGATGGGCAGTAAAGTGTTACCGATGGCGACGCGCATCGCGAAAAATGCGGCGGTGATCCGTTCCCAGGGTTTCGCCATTTTGGCGGCCATTTCCTCGGCACGCTTCATGCCGTCATTGCGGCCCAGCTCGCTGATGCTGCGGTTTAAAATATTCTGCTGGCCGTACAGCTTTTTAATGACGTCGGCGCCGCCGCCGAACGCGGCGTCTAAATCCTGCTGTGCCTTGACGTTGCCTTCGATACTCTGGCCGTATTTGTCTTGCAGCTTTTGGAGAATGTCGCCCATTGGCAGCATTTTGCCGGTGGCGTCGACAAAGCTCATGCCCAGCTTTTGGGCGGCGGCGGGCGCACTGCGCAGGAACTGTTCGTAAATGCCGCTGGATTCAGTGCCCAGCGTGCGCGACAAGCTGCCGAGCACGGCGAACTGTTCGTCCATGCTGACGCCAAAGTCTGCCCCGGCGTTTTTCGTGCCTTCGATAAGCTCCTGCATGGTCTGCATTTTGACGCCGAAGTTTTGCACCATGTAGGCGGTTTTCCCCGCCAGTTCTTCGGCAAACCGAACGTGTCCCAGGCTGGACAATTCACTGTTGAAGCGCGACGCCATCGCGCTGATGTATTCCCCGGCCTCTTCGCCGCTGGCTTTAACCCCTGCGGCCAGTGTGTTGGCGGCCAGCGTCACGCGCGGTAAATCCTGGTCAGCGAGTCCGGCCATCGCGCCTTTTATGGCGTAGCTGGAATTGACGACGTCGACAGCACTTTTGCCGTAGCGAATACTGAATTTAAGCGCGGAGGAGGACAGCTTTTTGAGCGTATCCTCCGCCACGCCCTTAGCGTCGAGTTCATTCAGTGCCGCTTTCATTTCAGACGCGGGGCCGAGTACGCCCCGGATGGATTGCGCGACGGCCCACATCGCGGCGGCCCCGATACCGATTTTCCCGAAAGACGCCTGCGATTTTTCGGCGAAACCGGTCAGCGACGACTGGGCCGTTTTTAACGGTCGCGTCAGCTTGTCGATTAGGCTCAGGGTAAAATCTAAGTGGCTCACGTCATGCTCCTTTCAGGGCTATCGCTATCCCTTCCGCCGTTTTGTAGGCTTTGGTCTGGGCAAAATATTCATCAAGCCACAACGCGCGGGCGAGGCTTTCTTCGCTATCTTCTTCGTGGGGGAGGTAGTAGCGGCGCAGCGTCAAATACTGTTCCAGCGCATTAGCCCGGATGGCCGCTACCCGCGCCGTCAGTTTTTTATTTCAATCTCAACTTGTGGTGAGTAAATCGAATTCACCTTCTCGGCGATTTGCAGCTCCACGCCCGGATAGTCGTCGAGCAGCTGCGTGAGTGCGTCTTTACACTCAGGCGACACGATGCGGCCCAGATAGGTGACCATTGGCGCCATTTTGTTGGTCTGGGTCACTTCATTCATCAGGCCGTTGAATGCGGTCTTGTTCGGCTCGAAGGTCAGCGCGACACCGGCCACGGTCATGGAAATGGTTTTATTTTTTGGGTTACTCATTGGTCTAAATCCTTACGTTCTCGAATGATGCCCACCAGGGCGTTATGTCGTGCGGCGCAGTCGGTATAAAGCTGAAAATACTGGGTCAGCGCCGCGTGAAAATCAGTGCCGGTTTTGCCCGCCAGTCGCGGCAGGTCGACGGGGCACAATGTCAGCTGGTTTTCCTGATAAGGTTCGTTCGGCCTGATCAACGCTTTGGTTGAACACCCGGACAGACTCGTCAGTAGCGCAAACGTTGCTAAACACCGGCTTAATAATTTCCGTGCGGATTTCCCGCTCGGTGTGGATTTCATTGGCTTTTAACTCCGCTAATTTGGCTTCCAGTACCTGCCCGGATTGCCGGGTCGCTTCGGTGACAATCACGCGGGTTTTTTCCGCCGACTGACTGGCCGCCAGCTCTAATTTTGCGTTGTGCCAGCCGTGGGCAATCCAGCCGATGTAAAACACGGCAGCGAAGACCAGCATTTGTCCCCACAGCGCACGCATTAGCGAACGCCGTTATGTTCAAGGCTGAAATGATTGCCGTCCGGGTTGGTCTTAAAGCGACCGCCCCAACTCCCGCCCAGGCTTTCCCAATACTCGCCGAGGGGTAAATAGGCACTGCTTTGGGTCTGATATTGACCGTCAACAAACAGATTGAAATCCACGGCCAGACGCTGGGTGTGCAGGCTGTTGGCAATACCGGTGCCGGATTTGGCATTGAGTTGCGCCTGTTGCGGCGTGCGGTAGGCTTCGCCGAACGTCAGGGCGTAACCGTTCGCTGTCGCCCAGGCAATCAGCTGGCCCACCATGACGGTGAATTGCTGTTGTTTTTGGCTAACTGTCATGACCTTCCCCTTTCTTTTTTGCCAGCCGGTAGTCGAGCCAGCGTTTAAAATATTCTTCGATGATCGCGCTGCCCAAAATGCCCAGGCCGCACGCGATACCAATCACGGCCAGCTCCGGCATGTTTTCGAATTGCAGCAGGGCAATACCGGCAATCGGCGCAACTGCCGACCCTAAAATTATCCGGCCCAGCAAGGTGCGCACCGTAATGCGCTCGTTGCTGACCATCAGTTGCCCCAGACCGATGACCGCACCAATCAGTAACAGCTTGGTCAGGAGTGAGGTTTCACCGTTTGGCATGGCGTTATCCCTTCAGGTCGCGCGTGTCGCGGGCAGACAGGTAAGGCACGCCATCAATCGCTACAAAGTCCGGGCTGGTAACCATGAATTTGATTTTCTTCGTGGTCTTACTGGCCTCAGAGGGTGCGATGTTCACCAGGTCGGACAGCGTCGGCACGCACCCGAATACCTCGATTTTTTCTTCTTCGTCCCCCGCGCTGGCATAAAACAAAAAGTCTTTCGCCGCGATTGCCCGCCATGAACCGGCAGCGCGGGCCACGGCGGTGAATTTTTTGAAATTCAGGGAATCAACTTCGATTTCCACATCCGCCGAGACTGACCCTTTGACGTGGCCGTTGGGCACGCCGCGCGTCTGTACGGCGGCGCTGTTGTCGGTGATCGTCACCGTGGCGTTTTCGACGTGGATCATGACGCTGTCATAGTTCACATCGAACGACCCGCCGCTAATGCGTTCTGTCATGGGTTAGCTCTCCAGTGAGGTGTCGAGTTCGATACTGACCGCGATTTCTTTCGCGCTTTCGTACGGTCGCACCACGATAAAAATTTGCACCTTGACGCTACTCGCCCAGGTAATGCTGATGTCCCCGTCCTGCGGCGGCTTCACTTCCCCAGGGAATTCAATCCCGTTGATTTGGGAGGTGATCGCCATTTCTCGCAGCGGCTTGCCGAAATACGTCACGTGGGCCGCGATACTGCCCGGCGTGCTGTTAAGCGAACGGTCGGCGATTTTCGGGATGGCACGCAAACGCACACGGCGGGAGGCTTTATCGACAATGCGCACATTTTCAATGGTCTGGTAATCGCCGCCTTCCACGTCCAGCGTGCGACCGTCTGACCAATAAATACCGTCGAAATCGTGGTACCACATCGGCACGCTGAACCGGCTGGTTTCCAGCGATTGCAGTACGGCGAGGTCAATCTCGGCGCCGGTGCCGTCAACGGGCAGGCTGTCGCTGCCGAGCGCGGTCACCGCACCCGTCGCCACGCGGGCCGGACTGTCGGCGATGGTCACCGAACGGTTGCACAGACGACCGGCCAGCACACCGGGTTCACTGCCCCACAGGCGCGGTACCAGCTGGACACCTGGCGAAGCGATACCCTTTTGCAGGTCGGCCATGCGGGCCAGATAATCCGCCCAGGATTCCTCTGAACTCGGGCCGCGCACGGACAGCGTAAACCACACAAACCGGCCATATTTGGCCTGTAAGGTGGCGCGCATTTCGGTGGCCCGGTTAATGGTTGCCTGGTCTTTTGTGTCAAACGCCAGGACGACGCCTTCCACCGATGCGACGTTCTGGCCCGCCGTGATGGCGGCCATCCAGTCGGCATCCGGGGCGTATCCGTCCGCCTCGGTGTCCGGCTCGGCCAAAACGTGCACGTAGGCAAACCAGTTTTGCCCGGCATTGTTGGCAGCGGCAGCAATCAGCGATTTCAGCAGGCTGTCGGCTTCGCCGAGAGCGGTATCCAAATTGCTGCCGGTGTTTAACGCCTGGGTTTTCCCGACGTTGGTTGTGCCATAGCCGACAAACAGGACGACGCGTTCAACGTCGGTTGTGGTGCCGTTATAGCGGTTAATCTGACTGACATTTACGTTGGGCCAGGTCATGGCTACCCCCTGATGTCCTGCGCGTTGACGTCCCAGCCAAAGCCGATCGCCTGCAATTGCCGCGCAAGTATTTTGTTGAATTCCTCGTTGCTCACGCCTAAAAACACGCGGCCCGGTATGTCGATTGTCCAGGTGCGCTTTGAGGGTGTGCCCCGTAGCTTTTTAATCAGTAACCCCGCCTGGGCCATGCTCATGGTCGCCACGATGTGTTTGCTCGATGGCTTGACCCAGCGTTTGCCCTGGCGGATTTTGTATCCCAGCGCACGCAGCTTTTTGGCCTGTCGCGGCAGTGCGGGCCGGTTGGCCTGCGGCTTTCGCGGGGCGTTGCTGGCATTCATCTGAATATGCGCACCGTCTTGTTGCACGGCGCCGACCAGGCCCGCCGCAATCGGCTTTGCCCCGTTGCGATAATTCCCGCCTTTGAGGTAAATCCGCACGCCCTGGATTTCCGGCATTTCCCGCACGGCCAGCAGTTTGGGCAGGCCGCGCAGCATCTTGCCTTTGCCGCGCTTTCGCGGTGACCACGGCGTCCCGTCCGGGTCTGCCTGATCCCGCTGGTTGCGTTTGGCCGCCACGATGATGCCGAGTTTCGCGATACGCCATAACAGGCGCTGGCGTTTTCTCGCTGGCAGGTCAGCAGCGGCCAGCGCCGCACGCATCTGTTTCAACTGCCGCTGATTCAGTTCGCCCCGGATCACGACTCGCCCGCTATCTGGGTAATGACCTCGACTTCCGTCGCCGTCCAGATTTCAGGGTTGACCACGTCCCAGCGCAGCCCTTTAAGCGGTACCGCGCCGTCGTCGCTTTGATTGAGGATGATCGGGTCAGCCAGGGCGACGACGATTTCCAAAATGCACGCGCCTTCATCATCAAATTCAGGGTCGACCGTGGGGTCGGCCAGTCTTAGTTGTTCGTGCAACTCGTTGGCGTACTCCTCAATCCAGGCCAACACCAGCGCATACACCACGCCGGGGGAATAACGGCGATACGGGAAGTTGTCCCAGGACAGCCGGGCGTTATAGCGAAATATGCCAATGCGGCGCTGACCCAGTCCCAGCGACTTGCCGCTGCGGGTGATTTCGCAATCGTCCATCGAACTCTGAAACATCTGCATGGCATCGGGCGGCAGGTTCGCCGTGATAAATGCCGTCAGGCTTTCCAGCTGGCTCATATCAGATGCACCCCGACGCGCGGCAGCTGCAACATGTTGCGCATGACATAAGCCGCTTCGGCCAGCAGGTTGGCGCGGGTGTCTGTGCTCTCCTGTCCGGGGTGTGATTCCCGGCGCCCGATGGCGGCAAATTCACCCAGTAAATCGGCTTTTGCCCTGGCATAGACCGCCTTTTTGTACTGGGCCGTCAGCTGATTTTCGTCGCCCATCTTTGCGCCGGGCACGTCTTTGGCCTGGGCGTTTCCTTTGCCCGTCCAGTACGTGACCACATCGCCTAACGTACTGTTCACCTCGGCAATGGCCGCCAGTACGGCGACGCCTGCAATTTCGGGCGGCAGGTCGGCGGGGATGGTGCGCGATTTTTGAAACTCGGCGAGATTCAAATCCGGCCAGAACGCCACGCCGTTGGTGATGGCGTCGTCCTGGTATCCCACCGGTCTGCCGCTGACGCTGAAACTTGGGCTGTTCATCGGGTACACCTCAAAAATGTGAGAAGCGGGCTAACGGTTTCCACGGCCAAAAAGCCTTACGGGCTTTATGCCTCCACCGCGCCCGCCCCGGCTTGCGGTAGTCTTTACTGCGCGACCAGGCTGTTAATGCGGGCCTGAATTTTCACGCGCATGGTTTTTACACCGGCGTTACGGTTGAACTTCTCCGCCTGGGCAAGCAACGCGTCGGCCTGTTCCAGCGTGTCGACATCTTCCACGGCGGTGGCACGCGGTGTGCCGTTCTCGTCGCGCAGCATGTACAGACCGGCAAACTTGAACCATTTGGCGTTGATGTCTTCATGCAAACGCCACTTGTCGCGGATGTTGTTAAACGTCCGGCTAAAGTACGGTTCAATGCTGTGGCCTGCGGCAGCCTCATTGATGGCCCATTCCATGACGGTATCGGCCACGAACGCCGGTAAGGTGGATTTGAAGTTCTCCGGCATGACCTGGCCTTCGGCGATGGCCGCATCTGCCCAGTCGAGCGCCTTTTCCATTTCCCCGGTGTCAAGCAACCAGATCACGCAGTAGACCAGGGCCGGATTTGCAAAACGCTTGTCACCGGCGAGATAGGCTTCCACGGTCGGCAACCAGCGCGGCAGCAGGGTATCCCGCTTCATTTCGATGCGGTCTTCCGTGCGCGGCAGGCTGCGCAGCTGCGCGACATCGCTTTCCAGCTCCAGTTTTTGCAGGTGGAAACTGACCGGCGACGCCGTCAGGGCTTCGCGGTTATCCAGTGCCTGCGTAGCCTTCACGCGGGCGCGATGACGTTGACACGGGGACATGGCCATAACGTTATTCGCCTCCGCCGTTTGCTGGTGGTGTGACTGCTTCCGCCAAGTCGATTTTGTCGTAGGCCGCATACAGTTCGTCATGCTCAACGGCGTAGCCTTCCATGCGCAGATAACTGTTTTCGAACTGTTTGCGGTCGTCGCTCCAGTCGGCTTTACGCTTGCGGGTACCGGCCTGCGTGTAAATGTGCAGGTTCTCCAGCGTGGTGATGATCAAACGGCCTTCCGGCATAAATGGCGGGCGGTAGACGTCCAGACCCGCAATCTGGCGGTTCATCAGCTGCGCGGCGACTTTCTCTGTCGGGCGGTCGACCATGTTCATCATGGTGGTGGCGTCTTTACCGATAAGGTCACCGGAAATCAGCACGCACAGGCGCGGGTCATTGCGGTACTGTTCCAGAATGCAGGCATGAAGCAGGTCAGTGACCGCCGCATCCAGTGACACGAAATCAGCACCGCTGCCGCCGAGCGTGACCGCGTCGGTAATAATCTGGGCCGGTGAACGGTCTTTGACGATTTTGTGCCAGCCGATGTTGACGTCTTCCCCGTTCGGATTGGCCTCCGGGTCGGTAGTTTCTGCAACGCTGGTACCGTTGAAGGCAACGCGCAGCATGTCGAGCGCAAAGGATTCATTACTGAACGCCTGGATACGCTGGAAGAACTCGTCTTCGCTGCCTGAGTTTGCCCAGTTTGTCAGGGTGTTGTAGTCCAGGTACGAACCGGAATCCGTTTCGTACAGCTTGTACTCGTTGCCTTCCACGCCCAGCGGACGAGAGAATCGGCCCCCTTTTTTACGGCCGGTATAGATGCCCGGTTTGCCGGTGCTGACGACCTGGCCTGTGGTCTGGTTCACGTCGGTGACGTTAATCAGGCGCAGGAAGTCGGACGCTTCGAGCAGCGCATTGCGCAGGAGGGTTTCTTTTGGCGGGGTGATCGCGAAAAACTTCGCGGTGTCACGCACGCCGTAAGATTTAGCCAGGGCCGCCGTGAACTTGATGAGGCGTTCTTCGGCCTGGGGTGATAGTTGCTGGTTTTGTTGCATGGTGTTTTCCTTAAAAACTGACGCGTTAATGCAATAAACAGGCGACTTACACTAAATCGCGCGGCTTATCGCTGCCGCCAGGGGCGCGGTTTGGGCGCTGCGTGCCGCCATTTTCCTGGACTGACAACTTGGTCATGACCTCTGATATCTGTGTTGTCAGCTGGGTGATCGCGTCATTTTTGTTTTGCTTACCAGGGCGGCGGGCACTGAACTGGCGACGCTCACGGCGTGACGTTCGCGCCGGTTTCGAACCGACGTTAAACGCCTTCATGGCTTTCACCAGGTTGGCTTTTGCGACGGTAAATTCAGCCGCTTTGACTTCGTCGTCCGGGTTATCGGCAACGTCTGCGGCAATTTCGGCGACCTGGTCGGCGGCTTCGGCGATATCTGTTGCGATGTCCGCCACCGCGTCGGCGGCCTGGTCTGTGTTATCAACGTCCGGGTCGTCGCCGGTGCTGGCGTCGCTCATGTCGGTGAGCATTTGCATCATTTGCTGCAAGAGGGCTTTTAATTCATCCATCTTTTGTTCCTCGCCCTCGTTGGGCTTGTTGGTGTCGGTGTCGGTGTTGGGTTCTGGCGTTGGCGTAAACTCTTTACGGGTGGAAAATAATTTTCCCCAAAAAGAAGATTCTTTCTTTTGCGTCTTTAATTTCCCCAGGCTGAACGTTTCCAGGCTGCCGCGTTCGGCGTCCTTTTCTTCACCTGCTAATTTAAATTTGAGTTTCTCAGTGCCGAGGCTTGCCGGAATATCCGTTACGGCTAAACCCATTAAATATTCGCGACCGCTTCCGGCAAAGTCGCCCATGAATTCAGCGGAGGTAAATAATTTTTGTCCATCTTCATTCGCGTAAATAAGAAAACGGTTAGGAATAAGCTGGGCATAAAGTTTTACAACGCCGTCCACGGTTTCAGTTTTTAATGCGTCGACTTCACCCAGATTGCAGGTGAACTCACGTTCGGCGTATTCATATTGCGGATGGTGCGGCCAAATCAGCGCGGTGTAGGTGTCGCGGCTGTAAGTTTCTGCCGCATCAATTAACCATTGCGCCTCAATGGTGCGACCGTCTACAGCCTGGCCCGACGTGGCAATGCAAAGCCAATCGGTGCGGTAATTAGGTTGCGGCATAACTGACCTTAATAATGTAATGAATTTATCAAACGCAATTGCGTGAAGGGCAGTATTACGAATTGAGAAATAACGCGCACCCGCTTTATTTCGGGTGCTTTCGGATATAAGGCATTAGCCTACTGTTGCCGATATTTAATGATAAATGGCTTTGTTTTATCCCGTCATAATAGCCGCATGGCTAAATATTCAGATGAAATAAAAGAGGCCGCCCGCGCGTTATATATTAAACGCTGGCAGCCCAAAGACATTGCGCAGGAATTAAACCTCCCGCCGCGAACGGTTTACCATTGGGCGGACGTCGGCCAGTGGGCATCCCTGTTGCCTGTGGATTCCGTCGAACATGTGATCGCCCGGCGCATTGACCAGCTGACGCGCCGGGAGAAAAAAACCTCCCTGGAACTGGAAGAACTCCGCGACCTGGTCGCCCAGCACGTCAAACTGATGGCCCAGCACAATAAGCACGCCGAGAAGATGGCCGAGATTCAGGCTAAAAGCGTTGTGAGCTATGGCGGTGACGGCTTCGACTGCGCCGAACCCGGAGAAGGGCGAAAACGGAAATATAAGAAAAACGACGTATCCGGCATCACGGCGGAAATGCTCGACGACTGGGCACGCGAACACCTGTTCGACTACCAGCTGCATTGTCGCGAACATAAGGATGAAGACTGGCGGTTTATTCTCAAAAGTCGCCAGGTCGGCATGACCTACTATTTTGCCTGGGAAGCTTTCGAAGACGCCGTCGTCAGCGGCGACAATCAGGTCTTTTTCTCGGCCTCCCGCGCTCAGTCGGAAATTTTCCGCGAATACATCGTCCAGATTGCCAGCCAGTATTTCGGCATTACGCTGACCGGGAAAAATATCCGTCTCAGCAACGGCGCGATTCTGCGGTTCTTGTCGACCAATGCCAGCACGGCCCAGGGCTTTAACGGTCACCTGTACGGTGATGAAGTGTTTTGGATCCCCAAATTCACCAAGTTACATGAAGTGGCGTCAGCAATGGCGACGCACAACAAATTTCGCACGACCTATTTTTCGACGCCCAGCGCGAAGACCCACCAGGCGTATACCGTGTGGACGGGGGAAGCGTGGAGCGAGGACGACCCGACACGCAAAGGTAAGGTCTTCCCAAAAGAGAAGGCCATGCGTGAAGTCGGCATCCGCTGCCCGGATGAAATCTGGCGTTACATCATCACGATGGAAGACGCTATCGAAGGCGGACTCGCCGCCCTGGTCGACATTGAGCGACTTCGCAACAAGTACAACCCGACTGCCTTCGCCATGCTTTACATGTGCCAGTTCGTGGACAGCAAAGACGCCGTTTTCAAACTGGCGGCCCTAGTGGCCTGCGAGGTGGACGCGGGCACCTGGGGCGATTATGACCCGACCGCCGCCCGGCCATTTGGTAACCGGGAAGTGTGGGCCGGTTTCGACCCGTCGCGGTCGGGGGACAATTCCACTTTCGTGATAGTGGCCCCGCCGATTTTTGAGGGTGAGCGCTTCCGCGTTCTCGCTATCTACCAGTGGCAGGGGCTTAATTTCAGCTGGCAGGCCGAGCAGATAAAAGGGCTAATGCGCCGGTTCAATATCACCTATATCGGTATCGACACGACCGGCATCGGAAAGGGGGTTTTTGACCTGGTAACCAAGTTCGCGCCGCGTGAAGCCACCGCGATTTTGTACAGCGTGGAGAGTAAAAACCGGCTGGTGATGAAGATGATTGATGTGGTCGAACGTAAACGCATCGAATGGGCTAAAGACGCCCAGGACGAAACCAACAAAGAGCGGGCCGAAATTCCGGCCAGCTTTATGGCAATACGCCGAACCACGACGGCCAGCGGCAACGCGCTGACGTTCGTCGCCGAACGATCGGACGCCACCGGGCACGCGGACGTTTTCTTCGCCATTTCTCACGCCGTGATTAATGAGCCTATCGACTACGAATTTGACCGCCCGTCTACCTGGGCCTTTGGACAAGCAGCATGACAACCAAACAGCGTAAGCAAAAAAAACAACGTGTCGCAGCAGCTGCGCGACCAAAAACGTTCACGCCAGCAACCGGGAAAGGCAGCGTTATCACCTTCGGGGAGCCTGAACCGATACTGACGACGGGCACGGATTACCTGAATATTTGGTATGAAAATGATTATGACCACTGGAGCCTCCCAATTGACCGCATGGCCCTGGCCCAGTTGCCGAACCTTAACGGCCAGCACGGCGGCGTGCTGTATGCCCGGCGCAATATGGTGGCCGGTGGCTACCTGGGCGGGGGATTGTCAGCGGATCAAATCGAGCAGATGGCGTTCGACTATCTGCTATTCGGTGACGTGGCCGTCCTGAAAATCCGCAACGTCTTCGGCGAAGTCATCGACCTGTTGCCGCTGCCGTCGCTGTATTTACGCTGCCGGAAAACGGGCGAATTTGTGGTGTTGCAGGAAGGGCCATCGCTGGTTTATGACGCTGCCGACGTGGTGTTTTTCAAAATGTATGACCCGCGCCAACAGGTCTACGGACTGCCTGACTATATCGGCGGCATCCACTCCGTTTTGCTCAACAGCGAAGCGACTATCTTCCGACGCCGTTATTACAACAACGGGGCGCATATGGGCTTTATTCTCTATGCTAATGACCCGAACATCACCGGCGAAGTGGAAACCGAGATTAAAGCCAAAATTGAACAGTCCAAAGGGCTGGGCAATTTCCGCAACATGTTTGTCAATATCCCGAACGGTAACCCGGAAGGTGTAAAACTGATACCGGTCGGTGAGGTCAGCGCAAAAGATGAATTTGCGAACATAAAGGGCATCACCGCGCAGGATATTTTAACGGCGCATCGCTTCCCCTCCGGGCTGGCCGGTATCATTCCGACCAACGGCGCGGTCATGGGAAACCCTGAGACGGCCCGCGATACCTACCGTAAAGACGAGGTGATCCCTCTACAACGAAAATTTATGAACGGCATCAACTCTGACCGGGAAATCCCTCCACATTTACACCTGAGATTTGACGTTGAAATCCCCGTAATTAACTCTGACAAGGGCGAAAAATGAGCGTAAATAAGTTAAAATCAACCCAATTGTTGGCACTGGCGTGCGGGGTAGTAAATATGCGCATCTTTAAAATCAATTGTCCGGAGTGTGGATCACCAGCCATCATCCGAAAATCAGACTGGAAAGATAAAAAGCTGGCTGATTTGTACTGTGCCTGTTCAGAAGTTGAATGTGGTCTAACATTTGTTTATAACGTATGTTATTCCCACACGTTGAGTCCAAGCGGCCTGACAGGGCAGAAAATGGTAAAGTTCTTGATAGACCAATTGAAACCTGATGAGCGGCAAATGGCATTCAAACTACTCACTCAGTAACCAGATTCAATTACCAAAAAAACATAAATAATTTTGAGGAATTACAAATGGCTCTGAAAATATTAGGGAAAACCATTGACTTGAGAAGCAATGCTCGAGTTATCTATTGTCAAGCTTCATTGGATGATTATTTAAATATTGTTGGCGAAAACTTCGGTGATTATGAAATACAACGAAAAAGAGAAAGTCATAAGGCCTATAAGAGATTAAAAAGTGACATTGAAGGTGGGGCTCTTTTACCTTCAATCACTCTTGCGGTTAAACATCATATGGTCAAGGGTATTTTAGAGGTTATGGAAGACCCCAAGCTATTATCTGAGAAGTTATCTGCAGCAAATACGGTTGATATTTTAGATGGCTTACAAAGAACGTATATCATTTCTGACTTAAAAAAAGAAGGCACTGATTTCAAAGAAGGACAAGAGCTATTATTGGAGTTTTGGCTTGAGGAAGATATAAGTAAACTAATTTATCGAATGATTGTTTTAAATTCTGGGCAAAAGGCTATGTCTATGAGGCATCAGGTCGAGTTGTTGTTTACCTCATTGCAAGAAACTATAATACAAAGTATCCCTGGGATTGAAATATTTAGGGAAAGTGAAACTAAACGACGTACTCAACCTAATAAATATACTCTTAATAACATTGCAGCTTCATATCAGGCTTTTGTCACTGGCTCACATGAAACAGATAAAGAAAATTTGGTGGCCCAAAAATTAATTGATGAAAATGCATTTGACTCAACTGAAGGAGAGTTGAGGGAGAAATTCCAAGACTATCTGCATTATTTAACTTATTTTATTAAATTAGACCAGGTTTGTTGGGATAAATACTCTTCGATTGATGGGTTTACATATATTCAGCCAAATGATGGTTCAAGCCCTCAAGAGATTGAATTACGGATTGCTGA